TTTTCAACGTGAACGCACCCGCAGCCGCACCGTAAATTACAACCTGCCGTAAACGAGAACGAGATGGACCGACAACCGCAGCCGCCGTTCCTTGAACCCAATTATATGCACTGACTGGACCAGCCATAAGTTAGCTCCTTATGCTGCTGCTGTTGCGCCAGTATCTACACGAATCCAGTTTGAACCGTCAGAAAATACTAGGTTGCCTGTGCCGTTAGTTGCCGTCTCAGATGCTTTAAGAGCATTTGACACGTAGTAGATGTAACCTTCGTTGTCGGCAGAAGCGGTGGGTAAGTCTGCAAAAAGAATTGGATTTGCCCAGAAAGCTGTGTTTGATTTCACTGGGCCTGAAAAAGTAGTACGAGCCATGTCATTCTCCTGTCTTGGCTAGTGTCAGCCACACCATGTAGCTGTCAGGGATAAATCAACCATACAGAACTTTTAGACAAAAAGAAAGGGGCTACCGAAGCAGCCCCAGTCCAACAGGGAGGTGTCCAAAATGAAATGAACATCCTCATTGTAGCATAAATTATGCGCCAGGTGAACCGAACACACAGCGTGGGTCAGAGAACCCGAAGCTGTAACGCTCACGCGCTTTGAAGCGCATGTTACCTGTGTCGAAGTCAGCTTCCATGTTTGTTGACATCGGAGTACGCTCGAAGTGGACGAATCCACGAGGTGCGTCTGTCTTGATGAAGAACGCATCTGGGTCCGTTAGGAAGTCGTTGACGGCATAGCCTTCAGGCAACATTCCCATTGAACGGATTGCGTTTACATCGTTGTCCGCTGTGCCAACGCGCAAGTTAGAAACCATCAGACGTTCTGCAACGAATTGCAACTGACGAGGGATTACCAACTTTGTGCCACGTAGAGCGACTTTTAGACCACGCTCATCAACGAAACCTGCGATGTTGATCAAAGCATCTTCAAGAGATGTTTCGTTCAAGTCCGCTGGAGTTGATGGTTCGTTGGCAAATGTACCACCTGAAGTAAGTGGGTGGTCAGTTGCACACAATGCTTTGCCGTCACCGCCAGCAGATGCGCCAGCAGTAAATGCGTTGTTAAGGATCGCTGCCGCCTTAACTTGCTTTGTGTGTGCCATTGAACGAGCCAACGCACGAGTATAACGTGAGCCAAGACGATCATAAAGGTTATCTTCGATAGCCTCTTCTGTGATCGAGAATGCCAACGCAATGGTCTCGTGGTTGTAACGAGCAGTGTATGCTTCGTTAGCGTCGTCGAAGTTAATTGAGGAACCTTCCGATTTGGTCGGTGCCGCGCCGAAACCGCTCAACATAACCTCTTCTTCGAATGCACGATCAGAAGATTCTGTTGTAAAGATCTCCGCATGTTGGTTTTCGTACCGAGAGTACTCCATACCAAACAAGGCGTTAAGACCTGGTTCCAACTCTTTCGCTAGTTGTGCGCGAGAGATAGCCATAAGTTAGTCTCCTTATACGCCTGTGTTTGCAACAGTACCAGCGACGATAGCACCGTTAGGCGCATTGAAGCTGTTGTTCAAACGTACGATTAGTGGAATACCAGCCGCTGTATAGTCTTGGTTCTCAGGATCGTCTTGAATCCCGATGATACGCAAGTGCAATGCTGCGGTGGTGGCGATTGTGCTAACACCCAATGTAGCAGATGAAATACCTGTGGTCGTTGAACCAGAAGTACCTGCTGCAAAGTTCGCGTTTGCGAATACGTGACCACGAGCAGTTGCTTCGCTTGTTAGTGAAGCATTTGATGCGATAACGTATGTTTGACTTGGGTTGTCATAGACGAAGGCTTTAACCGGATGGTTAGAGTCCGCGCCTGAACCAGGCCAGTAGTTTGAGAAAACTTTTTCACCAGTAGTAGACGAAACGTATTCACAACCCCAGAAAACACCAAGTAGACCTACAGTACCACCTGCCGCCGCGCCAACAATGTCAATGAAACCAGTTGACAGCGGAATAACAGGAGAACCTTGATAGATCGCGTTAGTGTTACCAGAGGCAATACGATACTCTGTCGTACCAGTGGTGTTTGCGCCAGAACCCTGGACGCCCACCGGACGTAGTCCGAATGCACCATTAGTATTTGCCATAGTAGCAATCCTCTAAATTACTCGGAGTCGCGTTCACGGCCTCCGAAAGTTACACGACTTTGCCGACTTGAATTGATCGGCATTGAAGGATGTTGCTCCTTCATCAAGTCCTGATCCACAGCAGTCATTTGTTCGCGGGTACGGCCCCCGTAATACTCGTTTCTTTCATGCGCTGTTTCTTCAGGGATACGGCACAACATCAGACCACCTTGTCCGATAACGCCTTCCCAACGACCATCGTCGATAGTGGGTGCTTCGTAGTCTGGATACTCGTCCTTACGAACAGGTTCCCATCCTTCACGCAGCTTTGCGTTAACATTCATTTTGTCTTCTTCGCCGCGCATTGCGACTCGAATCCAACGATGCACATAGCCATCTGGGGCTTTAGGTGCAGCAAGGTGACTGGGCGGTGCCCATGGTTTTCTGCGCGTTTCAGTTTCGCGTGTTGCGCTTGCGCGCGGTTTTCTGTCAGCCATATCTCTTACTCCTTCACGTACTTGGCGTATTCTTCAAGAGGTACGCCCAGCTTCTTAGCAATCGCTACTTGTGAATGCGTCAGCTTGACCGACCTGCGCCCCTGTTTATTACTGCGGGATGCGGAGTTACCAGCAGAAGCGACCTGACTTCCTCCACCCGATTTCTTCGCCGTTTGGAACTTGTGAGGAAATTCCGAACGAATGCGTTTGTCCACCTCAGTATAATACTCATCGGTCTGTGGGTCAAACCCCTCTTCCTCAACAAGTTGTTGGTGGATTGCAAAAGCCGACGCAGTCATGACTTTGTCCTGACCAAACCAGTCGTTTTTCTCTGCCCAAGATTGCGCACGAGGATCTGGTTTCGGCTGCTGTGGCTGTTGTGCCACTTGTTGCTGTTGTACAGGCTGCTCTTGACGCTGAACTTGCATCTTTGCTTGCTGCTCTGCACGAGTTTTTGCTGTGTTGTAACGCTGTGTTTCTATCGCAATGTTTGATAGAGCCTGCTGCGCTTCCAACATTCTGTCCGTATCGCCAGCCTCATAGGCTTCTTTATACGCACGTTTCGCTGCGTCTGTTTGAGACTGCAAGCGTGTACCGTACTCAGAAAGATAACCCGTATCCAAAGCCTGCATACGAGTCTTCAGCTTCTTGTTTTCTTCCATCAACTGCTGAGATATGCGTAAGGCTTCTGCCTTGTCGCGCTCTTCCTGACGGTACTTTTCCGTAAGTTTCTTGATTCGATTCTGTACGCCCTTGCTGTACGAATCTAATTCTTCATCCCCCGAAGATTTCTCTGGTTCAGCTTTCGCTTCCTTTACCGGAGCTTCATCCTCTTCAGGCGTTTCAATAACAAGTTCTTCTTGTTCTTGCTTTTCTTCGTCTGCCATAACCTACCCTCTAAACATGTTTGATGTCATCCGGTTCAAGAATAGTTGCGATAACTTCGTCGTCATTGATGACACGAACCTCGCCACCATCGATCTTGAATCGAGAGCCAGAATAACGACCAATGCATACCCACTGGCCTTCCTTGCACCATGGCTCGGCATCTGGACCAAACTTGTCCGGATCCTTATAAGCCAACGGCCCTAGCTTCATCACGTATGCCACAACCGTAGCAACGCGCTCACGCTCCCGAACCTCGTCGGGAATGTACAGACCACTCGATGTCTTAGCCTGCCCTTCATACGGCATAACTAAAACCCGCCAACCAGTAGGTTGCGGGAGACGATCAAGTAGCGGTTTGTCTAAGAGGGACGGGTCTAGCACCCGTTCATTAGCGTCAACATATGCGCTATCCAAAGCGGAGGAGTCTGTTTTTGACTCTTGCCGTTCTTTGTTCATTTTCTGCGCAACGTGTTCAGGAAGATATAAAGTCTTCGACATCGTCTACGTTTTTCTCCAGCAGGGCCTTGATTTCTTCACGCGCGAAAGAGAGACCCCGTATCTCTCCCACAGACATTTTGTACTGCTCCCAATCCTTCACTGAACCGTGAGCGAGGGCGGTTGAAATATCTTTCTCACGCTCCTCCATTTTCTTATACAGGTATTTTGCCAAATCGACAACATCCATTATAGGTTGTCCTTGTATTCCTCTTGTAAGTCAGATGTGATTGGACCACCTTCTGCCCACTCATCACATGTGTTTTCCTTCATACAAGCAAACTTCAGGCTCTGGCAATACCCTGTGTTGCCGGACTCGTCTCCAAGACACTCCAACATTTCATCTGTTTGGTTGAACATCGCGCAGCTTCCGCACACCTGGTCAGAGCGGAAAGACACTCCCGTGTTTGGCTCACGGTAGTTATGCTCTTCAACCGCCATCTCACGGTTCTCTGCGTTTAGCTCTTCATCCTGAGTAGGTAGAGGGCATGTGTAGCCCTCTTCTGTTTCTTCCATCTGATCCACTGGCATTCCGTCAGGGATGATGGTGATCATAATCCCAGCCATTAGTAGCACTTCCCACGTTTAGGGTTGTCTCGAACATCCCCAGGGCGAACTTCAACTTCACCGCCCAAAGCAAAAACCTTGTGGCCTACGTTCTTAGCTGTTTGGCGTCCACGAGTTAGACCTGTCTGAGGGTCACCAACACCTGTGCCATATCCGCCTTGAGAGGCACCAACACCAAGTTTACTGCCAGATGCGCCTCGACCGTCTGATCCTAGTATACGGTTTCTAAACCCAAAACCGCCGCCTGGATCTTTTGGAATGTCAGGCGTTTCGTTGTAGTTTTTATTGAGCTTGCCTGGTTTAGGGTCACGACCTTTATTACGCCCCTTCAGTGTGTTTTTCAAAGAAGTAGGATTTTTATCGTCGTCGCTCATTGCCTCGGACACTGTGTCTTCAATGTCTTTGTACATCTTACGACGTTTTGTTCCTTCTACTTTGGCGCGACCGCCGCGTGTTTCTGATGCCATGTCGGCCTCCTATACCATAAGTTCAAAGTGTGGAGCGTCGATAAACGGACGACGGCCCTGTGAGCGACGAGTGTCGATGTAATCATTCATAGCAGACTCCATGTCGCCATCCCATTGCGCAATGTTTGGCACAGTCCATGCCGCACCCCAACGGATCGGAACGTCAACTGCACGGGCACCTTCCGCCATTGCGTCTGCGATCTCATCATACAAATTCAACTCCCAACGGCCTCCATCCACATAGGCCATAAGGTCTACGGCGATACCATCTAGGTGTTTTGATTTCATTGTTTGACTCGCACCTTTGGCAACCAACGCGCGTTGCTCTTCAATGGTTCTGAGTCCACAAATCACAGAGAAGTCCTGCTTCGTCACCGAAATAGCGTGGCGGACAACAGCAACCATGCGCTCATCTACGCCCTCTAGCTTTTCCACGCTACGTTTTCCTAGTTTGTAAGCCATTATTTCATGCTCCCTTTCATATCAAACATCCCCTCGTGGTCACGGTTGATGTATTTAAGTTCGTTTTCAAGCAATGCTACACGCTGTTGCAATGTGGTAATTGCTTTTATCGTAGAAGCAAGCTGTTCATGGTCTTCCCAAATTTCTTCGGTTTCATCCCACAGATACTCAATCTCCATAAATGCGTCTTTTACGTCACGCTTGAGATTGACGTTATCTTCGATAGCCATCTTTGAGCCAAGCTGGTTTACGGTTTCCTCTAAATCAGCAATGGTTGCCGCTTGCTGCGCAGTCCACCAAATAAAGCCACCAACCTGCAAGATGATGACTCCAATGATAGTTATGGGCAGCTTAATGTTTTCCATTACTTCTTACCAAAGAACTTAGTTGCTGAACGTACACCGAAACTCGCTGCTACAATAACACCAAGAGTGTATTGATACCAGTCTGGCATAGACTCCAATGCAGCGAAGCCGTTAGTTACAGCCCTCTCCGCCCACTCAAACGGCAGAAAACAAAGGATCAATGGTACGCTGAATAGTATTGTTAACCACTCGTCTTTCCACGAGTTCTGCGAACCCTGCGCCATCAGACGTTCCC